TCTGAATCTGCAATAACAAAACAGATGATTGAGCAACGAGGAATAGACACTTCTCGTATGGTAATTTTACCAGTTGCTACAATACAGGAGTTTGCACATCAGGTTACTACAATACTTAATAAGCATCTTGAAACTGAAGACAAACCTCCATTGATGATATGTCTTGATAGTTTAGGTATGCTATCTACCTCAAAAGAAGTAGGAGATATTGCTGAAGGTAAAGAGACTAAAGACATGACAAGGGCCGCACTTGTGAAAGGAGCATTTAGGGTTTTAACTCTTAAAGCAGGTAAGGCAAAAGTTCCTGTAGTGGTTACAAATCATACATATAGTCAGGTTGGGGTGATGTTTCCACAACAAGTGATGGGTGGTGGAACTGGTTTGTATTATGCTTCAAGTAATATTGTATTTCTTTCAAAGCGAAAAGAAAAAGATGGTACAGAAGTCATTGGTAATATTATTCATTGTAAAAATCATAAGTCTAGATTGACAGTAGAAAATAAAATGGTTGATGCATTGGTGACCTATAATAAAGGATTAGATCGTTGGCATGGTATGCTTGAACTTGCTGAAGAAGCAGGTATTTTTAAGAAAGTTTCTACACGTTTTGAGTTACCTGACGGATCAAAAATGTTTGGGAAACAAATTATGCAAACACCTGAAAAATATTTTACAGAAGATATTATGAATCAAATTGACAAATATTGTCAGGAGAAATTTTTATATGGAACAACAAAAAATAATGACGGAGTGGTACGAGATAGCGAAGAATCCTCAGACTGAGGAAGATGAGCAACAAGTTTTTCGTATTATTAAAGGTAAATTTCAAGATGTAATTTACAAATATCATACATTTGGTGTTAATGAGACTCCAAATGATGATGGTACCTTGACATATAAATTCGAATATGATATACTTGAAATACCTGAAGAGATAGTTGAAAAAAAATATACAGATGAAGAAGGAAGAGAATTTGAGACTCTTATAGGTGATATTTTAATAGAAGTTATTCAGAATAATATCGATGTCCAAGAAAGCGAAGATGGAAAGACTAGAAGATACAATTTTAAAGAATCTATTATATAATGATGATTTTGTGAGAAAATCTTTACCTTATTTGAAAGGAGATTATTTTTTAGAACATACTGATAAGATTCTCTTTGAAGAGATAAACAAATTTATTCAGAAGTATAATATATCTCCAACTAAGGAATCTCTTGTAATAGAATTAAATGAGAATACTAAATTACAGGAAGATCAGTTTAAGGGCTTGGTTGATAGATTGAATGTATATGTTTCTAGTAAAAATGAAAAACCTGAGACACAATGGCTTTTAGATAGTACGGAGCAATTTTGTCAAGATAAAGCAATTTATAATGCGGTATTGGAATCAATTAGTATCATTGATGGGCAAAAACAGACTGATAAGGATAAAGGAGCAATTCCTGAAATTTTATCTGATGCATTAGCGGTATGTTTTGATCCTAATGTTGGGCATGATTATATTGAGGATTCAGATGAAAGATATGATTTTTATCATAAGGTGGAACAAAGAATTCCTTTTGATCTAGAATATTTTAATAAAATTACTTCAGGAGGTTTACCGAATAAAACATTGAATATTGCAATGGCAGGAACTGGTGTTGGAAAATCGTTGTTTATGTGTCATTGTGCTTCAAGTTGTTTGTCCCAAGGTTTGAATGTATTGTATATCACTCTTGAAATGGCGGAAGAAAAAATTGCAGAAAGAATTGATGCGAATTTGATGAATATAACTCTTGATGATTTGAAACAAATACCAAAAGATTTATATGAGAGAAAAGTTGGCCAGATTAAAAAGGTGACCGATGGTAAATTAATTGTAAAGGAATATCCTACGGCATCTGCAAATACAAATCATTTTCGAAATCTTTTGAATGAATTGAAACTTAAACGGCAATTTGTTCCTCAGATTATATTTGTAGATTATCTAAATATTTGTTCATCTGCAAGACTACGGCAGGGAGCAAATGTAAATTCTTATACATTTATAAAATCCATTGCTGAAGAATTGCGTGGTATGGCAGTAGAATATGATGTGCCCATTGTGTCTGCCACGCAAACCACTAGATCTGGATTTACGAGTACAGATGTAGGTCTTGAGGATACATCAGAATCATTTGGTTTACCTGCTACTGCTGATTTAATGTTTGCATTGATCAGTACAGAAGAACTTGAAGATTTGAATCAACTTTTAGTTAAGCAACTCAAGAATCGATATAATGATCCAACGAGTTCTAAGAGATTTGTTATTGGTATTGACCGTGCAAAAATGAAATTATATGATCTTGAGGAGGAAGCACAAAATGAACTGGTAGAGAGAATGCAAGATAAAAAGTCTAAAAAGGGAGGATTTAAATCGCCCTGGAATAAAGAAGAAGATGATGAACCGGTATTTGACAAATCCACAGGAGGAAAAATGAAAAATAAAAAAGATTTTGCGGAGTTTAATTACTCATGATAAAAGTATCGTCTGCTCAAGGAGAGCCCTTTTCAATTAATATAGAGTACAAAGGTTATAATGTTATTATGGTAGGAATACCAATAGAAGACAGTTATGATAGTGACATGAAATTGTTTAAAGGTGATGAAGATGTATCTGAAAAGGTGGGAGATTATGAAATAAATGGTGAAGGATTGAAAAAAATACTTGACACAATTGACAAATTTTGATATAATATTACCTGTGAGTGAGAGTTGTACTCTCTTTTTGTTAATCTCTTATAAATGAGGTAATATGTTTCGTTTTATCCTGATAGTTTTAACTATTTTGTTTTTCGGTATCCCATTTCTGTATGAGCAAGCATTTGCTACAGAGACTAAAGTTATTGAGATGAATGGTAAACAATGGCTTGTAACTATCGAGCCAGGTGAAGACCCAATTTTCAAATCCCTTGAACCTAAACCTGCAAAAGTCACAAAACTTCCTTTTGTGATACATGGTAACCCCGAAGAAAAATCTATTATTCCGGTTGTTGATGTGAAAAAAGAACCGGAATGGCAGAAAAAGACTGTAAAAGAATCAAAACTAGTTCAAGTTTGTAATGATCCTATGGGGTGTGAGATGACCGTTGAAGGTGATTGCCCTGATTGTAAAACTGAATTAGTACGAGAAGAAACCGTTGAGGTTGTTCATACTACAGATTTTAGTCGATTTAAAGATAATATAAAAAATGAACAAAAACTTTTAGCAATGGTAGAAGGTGAAACATTACCTGAATATCTTATGCCTTATCAAGATTTACGTGATACTGGGAATCCAGATTGGATTTGTTGGAAGGTTAAGAAAATTTGTGGCCATGGAGACCCTATATCTATTGAAGATCTTTTTGCTGGAAAAATGAGTGCTAGTTATTGTCACACTAGAAATTTTTGGGACTTTGATTATGCTAACCCACTGCAATCTTGCCAATATTCAACCATCCTGAATCTTTAATAAACATAAATAGTTTGAAACGAGTTATGCGGAATGATACAGAGTTTCAAACAATTCTTAAATGAAGAGAAGAACTTACATCTTGAACATATTGAAGATGAGGTTCTAAACAATGGCGTAGATGGAACACGACAAGCAATAAATTTCCTTAGAGGTTTGAGGGACATGCTTGCTGGATCCACAAAAAGCGGAAAGCAGGTACGCATCACCGTTAAATGGGATGGTGCGCCTGCTATTTTTGCAGGAACAAATCCTGAAAATGGAAAGTTTTTTGTCGGAACAAAAAGTGTTTTTACAAAGAATGCCAAATTAAATTATACACCAGAAGATATTGATAATAATCATCCTGCAGAAGGATTGAATAGAAAACTCAAGATAGCACTTGAGCATTTGCCTTTACTGAATATACAAGGCGTCATTCAAGGTGATATGATGTATACTTCAGAAGATTTGCAGGATGAAAAAATTGATGGTGTAGATTATTTGATATTTAAACCAAACACTATTGTATATGCAATTCCAAAAAATAGTGATTTGGCAAAAGAAATATCTATATCAAAGATGGGTATTGTATTTCATACAAAGTATATAGGTGATACTTTACCAGAAATGAATGCTAGTTTTGATATAGATGTTTCAACTATGAATAATATACCAGATGTATGGTTTAGAGATGCGGAATATGAAGATGTGAGTGGTACGGCTTCTATGACAGAAAAAGAAACTGCTCAGATTACAGGAATTCTATCGGGTGCTGGAAGATTATTTAGACAATTAAATCCAGATATTTTGAAATTTATACAGAATCATAAGGAAGTAAATATACAAATT